CCCGGACGTGGACCTCGTTCAGTTGGCCGCCAAGTCCTACATCCGAGACATCTGGGTCAGCACCGAGCAGGCGACGAACTCGAACGCTGCGGCTCCGCGCTACAACCAGGTCGCCGAGGACTACAACACCGCACGGCAGGCGGTCGACGCCGACATACAGGCGCAGAACAACCAGGTCCTCTCGGATTCCCAGGTTGCGTTCCCCGGAATCTGACGTAGAACCGTAAGTGCAATCTCGGTAGGCATTCCTGGGAGAATGCAAGCATGCCTACCGAGATTGCATTTCCGTTTCGTCTTGCGTCCGACGGGACCATAGCCGTCGAGACGAGCCCGGACAGGCAGATCGCCCAGCATGTGAACGCGCTCATCGGCACGCAGCCGGGGGAGCGGGTCATGCTCCCCGATTACGGGGTTCCCGTGGCCGATCTGCTTTTCGAACCTGATGCGCCTTTTGTCGCTCAGGAAATCAGTCGTGCCGTGACCACGGCATTCAATTCGTACGAGCCGGGTGTGGTCCTCCAGAAGGCGACCCCTATCGCGGACTCCACGCAGATGTCCCTCGCCCGTATCGAGGTCGACTACATCCGCCGCGAGGACGGGGCGTCCCCCTCCAGCCTGGCTCTCCAGTCCAACACAGCAGTCGTCCGGGTCGGCGGCACCGTAAGCGAGGTCATCAGTGGCTGACAACCCGGCAGTGGACTACACCTCCCGGGATTACGAGGGGTTCAAGTCCAGCCTCCTGGACTTCGCCTCCCGTGCGTTCCCCCAGTGGGTGCCCTCCTCCGAGGGTGACTTCGGCGTGCTCATGGTCGAGCTGTTCTCCTACCTCGGGGACAACCTCTCCTACTACGGCGACCGGCTCCAGCAGGAGTCCTTCCTGCCCACCGCGACGCAGCGGATGTCCCTCCTCCAGATCTCCGACCTGCTCGGCTACCGCCCCTCCAACGGCGTCCCGGCCAGCGGCACCGTCACCTTCCAGACGTCCAACCCGGGCCCGGCCGTCACCGTGCCAGCAGGCACCCAGGTCGTCACCGACTACGTCGACACCATCGACTCCCCGATCACGTACGAGACCGACACCGACGTGACCGTGCCCAAGAACGGCGGCACCGCGACCGTCGCAGTCACCCAGGGAGTCACCCGCACACAGGTCAACATCGGCACCAGCTCGGGCCTGCCCGTGCAGGAGTTCCGGCTGCCCGACGTGCCCGTCATCGGCGGCACGGTGCGCGTCTACGTGGACGACGTCAGCACCCTCACCGAGTGGACGTACATCGACTACATCGTGGACGCCGACCCGAGCGACCGCGTCTTCAGCACCTACCTGGACGACGCAGGCGCCACCTGGGTCCGCTTCGGCGACAACATCAACGGCGCCATCCCGACCACGAACCTGACCCTCTACGCCACCTACCGCGTCGGCGGAGGAGCGGTCGGCAACGTGAACGCGGGCGTGGTCAGCGCCATCGCGGACTCCACCCTGCCCGGCGTCACCTTCTCGCAGGACTCCAGCGGCAACGCGATCTCCTCCGCCATGACCGGCGGGGCCGACCCGGAGACCAACGACCAGATCCGTGCGAACGCCCCCAGGATCTTCCGCACCCAGGACCGCTGCGTCACCCTCGCGGACTTCTCCGACCTCGCACTGACCACCCCCGGCATCGTCCGGGCCAACTCCCTCGCCGCGACCTACACCTCGATCTCGGTGTTCGTCATCGGCTCCGACGGAGGCACCCCGAGCACGACCACCCTCCAGAACGTGCAGAGCACCCTCCAGGCCAAGGCCCTGGCAGGAACCACGGTCACCGTGTCCGGCCCGACCACCGTCAAGGTGAACGTCGGCAACGCCTCCAACCCGATCACCGTCGAGTGCTGGCCCCGCTACTCCCGGGCCTCCGTGCTCTACGACGTGCAGCAGGCACTGAAGACGATGCTCTCCTTCGCGAACGTCGACTTCGGTATGCGCCTGACCCTCTCCGACTTCTACAAGACGCTCCTGGACGTGGACGGAGTCCGCTACGTCGACATCCCCATGATTGCCCGCGCCGACGCGGCCCAGACCGGGACCGCCGACATCGTCATGCGCGCCTGGGAAATCCCCACGGTCGGCAACATCGCCAACATCACCATGACCGGAGGTATCGGCTGATGGCCGCCGTCTACCCGAAGCAGTACAAGTCCTTCACCGTGCACAAGAACCTGGTGGAGGACATCGACGCGTCGCACGTCAACAACCTCCAGGACGAGGTGCTGGCCCTTCAGCAGACCCTGGGCATCCTGCCGCACCAGGACACCGGGCTGAAGATGAAGACCAACACCTACGCCTCCGTCGCGGCCCGGCTCGACGCCATCCAGCGCGGCCAGGGCATACCCGCCTGCTACGTCTCCAAGACGTCCGACAGCGTCAAGGGCGGCGCGACCAAGACGATCTCCTTCACCAGGCCGTCGGCGGCCCAGGACCCCGAGGGACTGTTCAACGGTCACTCGATCACGGCCAACCGCACCGGCTGGTGGATCGTCTTCGGCCGGGTCATGTGGGCCAACGCCACCGGCTCACTGGCCACGGGAGCCGACCGGCAGATCAACCTCGCGGTCGGCGGCAGCCAGGTGATGTCACAGGACCTCCCTCCGATCTCCGACGGCAACACCCACATGCACATCGGCTGGCAGGGCTGGGTCACCGCAGGCAAGGCCATCGACCTCACCCTCTACCACCCGCTCACCACCAAGACCCTTCAACTCCAGAACCTGCACCTGAGCGCGGTCATGATCCGGGAGGCGTGACGTGGGAACGTACGGCGTCTCCATCTACGGGCTGTCGCAATACGGGACGGACGTCCACCCCGACTTCGACGTCAGCCCGTTCACAGCCACGCCCGTGGACTACTCCACCGTGCTCCTGGACTGGAAGTCCCCGGCCGGATCGTGGGACTCCCTGCGCCTGATCCGCAACAGATACGGCTGGGCCGTCAACGAGAACGACGGCGAGATCCTGCTCAACCAGACCCACGCCGCCACCTCGTTCTCCGACAAGGGCGTGGTCGGCGGACACTGGCTGTACTACACGATCTTCATCTCCGCGTCCGGCCAGTGGTCGAGGGCGGGCACCGTCTCCTGCCTGATGCCGAAGAACAACGGCTACACCCAGCGGCTGTACGACCTGCTCCCCGACTACTACAAGGTCGACGTCCAGTCCGGCAACAACATCACCGACGACTCCAACACGCTCAACCCCTACCTGACCCCGTTCCTGTCGATCTTCGGGTTCGGGTTCGACATGGTGAAGAGCTACTACGACTCCAACCGGTACACCAACGACGCGATGCGCACGCGCTTCGACAACATCGCCCAGTTGGCCACCCAGTTCGGGATCCAGTACGAGGCGTCCACGCCCGCCTACCTCTTCCGCCAGCGTGTGCGCGATGCCGCCACCCTCGGCCGACAGAAGGGCACCCTGGAGCAGATCCGCTCGATCATCTCCGAGACCACCGGCTACGACGCCGACCTGAGCATCGGCGACAACCTCATGCTCTCCGACGACCAGGCCGACTTCGACCACCCGACGTTCCCCCAGTGGGACTCGGGTGTGAACTACGCCTCCGGGGAGAAGGTGGAGTTCGGCTCGTACCTGTACCAGGCGGGCTCCTCCGGCGCGTACGGACAGGCCCAGGCACCCACCGGCACCAACGCCTCCAACGCGTACTGGACCGTCGTCTCGTACGGCACCGACTCCACCCTGGTCGACGCCAACGGACACGTCGCGGGCTGGGAAGAGATCTCCTTCACCGCAGGCGTCACCCCAGGCACCAACGGAGTCCTGGTCGGCATCGGTGTGCAGAACCCCACCAACTCCGACGACAAGGCCGGGAACGCCCTGTGGGTCCGCAACACCAACTCGGGCGGCTCGGTCGCCACGATGGGTGTGCGCTCCGTCGGCCGTCTCTCCGGCCAGTCGACGATGGACCCGCAGCAGCCGGTCCTGTTCGGCGTGCCCGTGCCTTACACCTGGCAGGCGTGGGACAACAACGCCGAGTACCTGCCCGGCGACATGGTCATCTACCACGGCCGGGTCTACCAGGCGCTCACCGCGTCCCTGAACGTCACCCCGCCGGACACCCCGACCGCGAACGCACAGTGGACCCCGCTGGGCTACGACGACCGCGTGCAGATGTGCCTGTCCGGCTACGCGCAGGCGTACTCCGGCGAGCAGGTCAACGTGTACCCGTTCGTCGAGTACTACGACTCCCACGGCTCCCTGATCACCGCGCTGTACTCGGACACCGTCCCGGCCTACCAGGTCCTGGACTCCTTCTCCCAGGGATGGAACGACTGGACCACCCGCACCACCGACCTGGGCTCCGCGTCCTGGACCGAGACGCTGGGTCAGTGGACCTCCGGCGGTTACTCGGGAGGCTGTGCCTACCCGGTCGGCACCACCGCGTCCATCGCCACCATCCCGGGCCACGCTGACGGCACGGTCTCGGCGACGTTCCTGACCAACCCCGGCAACACCCTCAAGCAGGGCGCAATCTTCCGCCTCCAGGACTCCAGCAACTACTGGCGGGCCGGAAGGACAGCGCTCTATCTCGTCCAGTCGGGCGCGGTCACAGGGACCTTCACCTACTCGACCGCCTTCTCGGACGGTGACCGGGTCACGGCCGCCTTCTCGGGGAGCAACATCACGATCTACCGGAACGGAACCCAGGTGCTCACCATCACCAACTCGGCGCTCAGCACCGCCACCAAGGTCGGGATGGCGGTGACCTGATGACCACCCACAGCATCACCTTCGTCAACGACGACGACTGGTCCCCGACCGTCACCGTCTCCGGCAGCATCGTCGGCCGACGCTTCCGCGTGTTCGGTCCCACGATCGGCGGCCCGGTCACCATCGACGGCACGCTGGCCATCAAGATCCCGCGCCCGCAGCCGCTCGCGCCCGAGGCCGGACAGATCTCCTTCCAGGGCCACCTCTCGGCCGGAGTGAAGGCGCCCGCCGCAGCGTTCAAGGACTTCGCCCACTACCCGTACGCGGGCACCGACCCGGCCATGGCGTGGATCGGGATCAACTCCGGCACCCTGAAGTCGGCCGTCGCGGGCTCCTACAGCCGCCCCTACGCCGCGTTCACCGGCCCCGTCGACTACCCGGTATCCGGGGGCGGCTACGCCTGGAAGCGGGCCGCGTACGCCTCCGTCGGGTTCAAGTTCGCGAGCATGTCGGCGAACAAGCACCAGATCCTGGACGCCGTGCAACTGGAGGCACTGCCCGTGGTCTCCACCGGCCCGAGCGCGTACCAGAACGCCCGTGAGATCCAGGCCGTCATCAAGCCGACCCGGCTGAACTACGCCGCCAACCCCAACTTCGAGAGCGCACTGACCGGTTACAGCCCTACCGGCCAGGCCACGCACGCGCTGGACTCCTTCTGCTGGCAGGGCACACAGGCCCTCAAGGTCACCGTGCCCACCTCGGCCACGGCGGACAGCGGTCTGTCCTTCCAGGTGACCGGCCTGATCCCGGGCCGCACGTACACCATGAGCGCCCGCGTGGCCATCGCCCAGGGCTGCGGGGACATCGCACCGTGGTCCGGGACCGGCTCAGTGCAGACCGCCTCGGCGAAGTGGACGCAGTCCGCCAAGCGCGCGGACCCGAAGAACAAGCGGTGGCGCACCATGTACGTCACCTTCACGGCCTCCGTGTCCTCCCTGTACGTGGGCCTGAACGTGCTCAAATCCACCATGACCCCGGGCACGGCCAGCATCTTCTGGGCCGACGGCGTCCTGGTCGAGGAAGGTTCCGCCGTCCGCGACTACTTCGACGGCTCGTTCGGCTCGGACTACCTGTGGGAGCAGGGCGGCAGCCCCAACCTGGCCCGCTCGTACTTCTACGAGAACTACGTCGAGCGCAGTTACCTCATCCGCACCCTGCTCGCAGAGAATGTTCCTCTGGGAATCACGGC